GGTGTTGATGTAGGAGTCTCAGTTGGTGTTTCAGATACCGATGGAGTTCCTGTTGGAGTTTCTGTCGGTGTTGATGTAGGAGTCTCAGTTGGTGTTTCAGATACCGATGGAGTTCCTGTCGGAGTTTCTGTCGGTGTTGATGTAGGAGTCTCAGTTGGTGTTGATGTAGGAGTCTCAATTGGTGTTTCAGATACCGATGGAGTTCCTGTCGGAGTTTCTGTCGGTGTTGATGTAGGAGTCTCAGTTGGTGTTGATGTAGGAGTCTCAGTTGGTGTTTCAGATACCGATGGAGTTCCTGTCGGAGTTGTTGTATTGGTTGGTGTTACCGTAGGTGTTGATGTTCCTGTTGGTGTTGTTGTATTGGTTGGTGTTACCGTAGGTGTTGATGTTCCTGTTGGTGTTGTTGTATTAGTTGGAGTAATACTTGGTGTAACTGAAGGCGTTGCGGTATTACTTGGTGTTGGTGTCGGTGTTGTTGATGATGAACTTGGTGTAACAGTAACTGGTGGCCAATCAATTGTGTCGGTTATTGTTTGGTTTGTAAACGCAGTTTTTAATGTACCATCAACATACCAAACATTTACGGTTTCATTGTCTTGAATTTCATAGTTATTAACTATGAAATTATCACCACACCTTGTGTATGATATTACACTAATTTTATTAAAATTATTAGTTATTTTACTTCTTTTACAAGCCATCAATTTGTTGTATTAAATAAATATTATTGAGGCCAATCAACCGTATCTGTTAATGTTACATTTTCAAATGCTGTTCTATATGTACCATCTACATACCAAATGTTAACAGTTTCATTTTCTTGGATTTCATAATTATTAATTACAAAATTATCATCACATCTCGTATATGATATTACTACAACACTTCCTGAAGTATTTGTTATTGTTGATTTTTTACAAGCCATATTATTAATTATTAGTTGTATATAAATACCACGTAAAAACAAAAAAGGGAACCGAAGTTCCCTTTTTTTATAAGTTTTAAGATATATTATCTCAATTCTTGTAAGTTGAATGTTCTTACACCATCAACTGTTACTCTACCATAGAAACGGTTGTTAACCATTTTCTTAGCGTATCTTGTCATGATACCCTTGATAGGTGTGAAGTTGAATGGGTTATACATAGTTGGAGTCAACTGTAAAGGAACATATGGAGCGTAAATGTAACCTGTATCCAACAAGCTAGTACCTTTGTGTCCGATTAACACTTGGTTAGCTGGGAAGTAAGGGTCACGATACACTTGGTATCTTCCTGACAATGTACCGATTCTTTCAATACCCATGTTGTATTGGTCTTGCTCAGGAGCTGCGTTTGATACGTGGAAGTATTCCAAGTCATCAAAGATAGCAGATACTTCAGAAGATACAACTATCCAGTTAGCACCACCTCTTAAAGTTGATTTGTGAATTTGAGCCGACAATTGGTTAATTGCAGTAATCAAAGTTTGGTTCCAATCCTTTTGAGTGTAAGGAGTAGTACCAGCAGAAGATAGTCTCTTCCAACCGTTGTAATCCCATCTCAAGTTCCATGCTGCGCCTTTTCTCAAATCTCTCAAGATTTCTCTATCAATTTCTGCTGCAACCTGCTCAGATAACAATGCTGTTAATTCAGCCTCAGCATCAATGTTGTGGAATGCCGCAACGTCTTGTGCTAATTCAGGAGACCATTGTGCTCTCAATTTTCTTTCTGTAACAGAAACAGTTACTGACTCAAGGTCAAAAGAAACTTCACCAATTTGGTCTTCAAATTCCAACTCTTTGTAGTTTCTGTAGATTGCTAAGAACGCATCATTTGTTGATGTATCTGATGAGAATGTTGAACCAGTGTAACCATCCATAGATGAATCACCACAAGTAATACAAACAGGAGCTTGTAAATCAACTTCTAAGTAGATAAATCCATCAGCACTACATACATTGTAATAAGAACCACCTGAGTTATTACCAGTTGGCCAAGTAGTATTTACTTGATTACCGTATTGAACAATACCTTTACCATATCTTTGAGTTACAACTCTGAATAAATAAGGGTTAGTAGTGTTTGCCGAAGTATAAACGTTACCAGATACACCTAAGATGTTCAAACCTGATAAGAATTCTTCAGTATCCATAGTGTTACCATTAGGACCAATCAATTGACCAGCACCAGCGTTAGAGAAACCACTCATAACGATAATAACTTTTCTATAGTTGTCTAATGAATAACCAGTTGGAACTAATACACCTGCGTTAGTCCAAGCAACTGTTACAGTTGATGCAGTTACTGCAGTCCACTGACCTTTTGAATAGTCAAACAAACCAGGAGGATTTAATCCAGCTTCGTTACCTTCGTAGAATAAGTCATACAAATCCTTATTGTAAATAGGATTGTAAAGACCATTACTATCTGCAGCACTATAACCAGCATTTGGGTCGCCAGGATAGTTTCCAGGAGAACCTACAGGAGCGTAGTGTGAACCTGATTGTCCAAACAAACCATCCGCTGAAGTACCACCAGAATAACCTTGAATTTTAGGTACGAAGTAGAACAATTTACCAATTGGTAAGTTCATTGCTTGTACAGACACGATGTCGTTAGCTAATAATTTAGAGAATACTCTTCTCACGATTGGGAAAACAACCGTTTCAAAAGAACCTGAATCAGAAGTTGAAGAAGCTTCGTTGATTAAGTGTGAAGCTTGGTTTTCATACAACTGAGCCACGTTTTCTTTCATGTGACCTTTAAGACCTTCTAAAAAGCCAAGTTTATCCCATTTGTTAATTGTGTCTTCTTTGATAACTTTAAGGTGTTTCAAACCAATGTTACCAACAAGACCGCTTTCTAATAATGCACCCATTTTAGTATTTTTTTGTTTTTAAGTTTTATTTATTTTTTATTTTTGTATTTTTTGCATAATATCCTTCATTCTTAAGAATTGTGGATTTTCATACGTTTTTGACTCAATTAAGTTTTGTGAAGAACCTGACGCTGGAGATTTTCCAATTCTTTCAATAGATTCTGTTACAACACTTTGAGTACTGTTAGTAGTATTTAATTCATTTTTGATAGATGAATACAAAGATTTAGACTCTTTTAATGATTCAACATCATCAAATCTTCTCAAGATATTAATTTTTTCTTGTTTAGTTGTTGTATGTTCAGTAAACAATCTTGTAGCATATGCCAAGTTTGAATTGAAAACCGCAACTTCATTTAATTTCTCTCTGAAGATATTAAGAGCTTTTCTATATTCTTCATTTTTTTCTCTCAAAGTTTGAATTTCTTCATTAACACCATTTTTACCATAAACATAGTTTCTGTTATTAGTGATGCCTTTTCTTAAACCTCTGCCTTCTTTAGAACCCATACCATAAGTTCTGGCAGCTTCTTTAGTTTCTTCTTTTTCGTAATCTTTGTAATGACCATCTTTTTCACCAGCTTTTTTCTCAACACCTTTTACATCCTTACGTTTGTATTCGTGTTTTTTAGAGCCATACTTTTCTTCCATTTCTGCTTCAGTGTATTCAAATTTCTTAGGTTTCAAATTCATACCAACACCCTTAGGTTTAACGGTCATAGAAGCTTCTTTAGCTTCCATTTTTTTACCTTCTTTGTATTCAAATTTTGCACTGCCAGTTTTTACGCCTTTACCTACAACGGGTTTACTCATCATAGAACCTTCTTTTGTTTCCATTTTTTTAGCTTTGTTTGTTAAAGAAGATTTAGTTAATTTACCCATAACAGGTTTAACAGTCATTTTACCTTCAGACATATTTTCATCAGAATCATCCATGTCATCCATGTCTTCTTCATCCATTTCTATTTCGTACACTACTTCATCTTCTTCATCTTCTTCATCCATGTCCATTTCATAAACAACTTCATCCATATCTTCTTCTTCATCCATTTCCATTTCTTCACCAAAAATATCAGCCATCATAGAATCTAAATCTTCATCAGACAAATCTTCTTCATCCATTTCCATAGTTTCTTCTTCCATTTCCATAGTTTCTTCTTCCATGTCACTTTCAGTTTGAATGATGTATTCAACATCATCATTTTCATCTTCCAAAGTAATGTTAGTACCATCTTGTTTAATAATGATACCATCTTCATCACTCATAGATTTGAAAAC